GCACCCTAGGACTCAGCTCCGTTCGCAAGGAATCTTCTAACCTATACGAAACTGAGCCATGTCTTACCTGTCGGGTGGGCAACTCTATAACTTGCACCCTAACATGTTCCTGGTTCACTCTCAGTGACCACTAATGTTGATTGTCCGGAGACAATCAAACATCAGTAATAACTGAGAGCTACATCCAGACATGTAAGATGTAGTTGATTGCCCCCTTCACGATATCTATGATACCGTAACCCGGGTGCCGGGTTCTATTTGGGAATATAAGCCTGGTGTTGCCCGTACCTCCCATTGGGTACGCCATGTGTCCCGAAGGACTAATAATCCGGACCAGAAGTGACGCCACTAGTAGCCAAAGGCTTGGTGCGCTTAATGATCGGGGCTTGTCCAATAAACATGAACAAGGAAAAATCGTCTCCTGCTGCAACATAGCGAGAAACGAATTCCGTGCGGTCAATTTTTCCGTTATAAATACAAACGTGACCAGCATTTTCACCTAACCATTCATTTCCACCTGAACCAGATCCATCAAGGAATCTGCGAGCAGGAGCGAAACGACGGTCACTGTAAAATGGGAATTCGACTTCTGCTGCACCATCGGTACGACAAACCGTAACGTCATTACCACAGACGTTCCGATTGTACAACCAATGATTATATGGTGTAGCATTCGAGCTAGAGACTGATAAAGCGGCACTTGTAGCACCAGAATTCGATTGATCAAAAGGCTGAGCAAAACGGCGAACATTAAAAGTTCCGTCACCGTCAAGTGCCACATACTTTGATCGTAATGCACCTCTCCATCCGACATAACACGGCGTAAACCAATTGAGCAGAGTCATAGCTCCATAGTTGTAAAACGTACTAGCCGGTGTGGCAGTTGCATCTGTAAATCCCCATGCACCAGGTACTTCACCTGGGTACTGAGGAAAATTCGATTCCTGTATGCACAAAATATTATTTGAAGCAGTCAGCAAGTAAGTCTGATAATAGTTATACCTTTTGAGCAAAGCTCTAATAGAGGCAAAACTTTCACCAAAGAAAACATGTGAGTTGGGACTCGCTGACCATTCAGGTTTTCCAACGGGAGTAATAGCAGATGGAGATTCTGGAATGTTATCCGATTCATCTATGATTTCCTCTCCTTCGGTACCCGAATGAGCTTCAATACCTGATTGTGGTTCATATTCACATTCCGCAATCATTTGATCAGTAGGACCAGCGACTTCGAAATCCTCCCCTGCACTGACAAAGACATTAATATAAACGTCTTGTGCCAGAGATGGGTTGGGTGAAGTGAGTTCGTTAACAACTTCGATTCGAATTTCGCCATTATGATACAAATGGGATTTGGAAGAGCTAGTACCACCAGGATGTGCTGTATCAGTTGCTCCAAGGCGATCATACACACGAAGCCAGGAATGAGGATGGTTCCATGAAACTACCATCTCAAAATCCCTGTTCGTTGCCAAATCAATGATACGTGAATAAGTTTCGTTCTCATCAGGTGATGTACCCCCAGCATGAATGTAGGGATCATAAGAAAAACGTAACCTTCCACGATGCAACTGAGAGGCTACAATCTGAAACCTATATTTGATAGATCCTCGCCAAAAGGCGAAGGGAGCTGCCAAAGTATAAAGAGGGGCAAGCTGGTGCATGAAATGAGTGTTAATGGTCTCATAATTATGCTGGTCTGGACCAACAATCAAAAGACCTAACGAATCACCTCCAGCATCATTTTCACCCCATCCCACCGCAGTGAGAAAGGCTTCTTTTTGCTTAATGTAATCAAACGACATTTCGTCTACATCACTCAATCCAACAGTTCGGGGATCAATTGAAAGTTCCTGTTTAGAATCAAGTGATAGTTTGACCACAGCTTCGTGTTGATCAGTATTTGCCATGTTTCCAACACCTTTGATCTTAGTGCGGCACAGATCGGAAACAATGGCTGGGCGTGAAAATCCAAAAATGTGAGCAAATCTGCCTACTGCATTCGCGACCATTTCGGTTGGTCTAGCGTAAGGCTTAATTGCAGGAATTCTACCCAGAAATCCAGCGACTTTTGCAATACTAGAAGCTGGTTTCGAAATAATACCTGTGCCATATTCATCTCCTGCATGAGCCTCGATGTCCTTAGGCTCATGTTCCTCAACATTGTGTCCACTTCTGTCTTCTCCAATATATGAGCATTTAGAATGTCGCATCCACGCGACAAGAGCTCCCAAAACAGAAATGCCTGCTGCTCCATATGTCAACTCTTCACCTGCATGAGCGGTGTAAGTAGCATACGGATTAGTAGTGGGACCAGCGAGACGTACATTGGTCATCCATGCGTAGACACTTAAGTTGACAGTGCCAGTACTGGAGTTGGCATGCAAAAGGTCGTTAATGCTACAAATATGCAACCGACCCATATCAGCTGCCGTTCCTCCAATTAAGTCAACCCAATTGTCAGGACAGAGAAATGGGCATACAATTTCACCACCTTCTGAAGAAGTAGGATCCAAGAAAACATGTGGCAACATAGAAAGTTGCATTTTGTAGAAATCACCTGTTGTTGCTCCAAAAGAATGGTCATTGTATGCTTGACGGGGATAGTAAGCAGCGATGGCCCTACCATAGAAAAATGGACCGCCGTTAATTGCTAATCGCAAGTTCAAAGTTCCTTGTAACATGCGATATCCCTCGACGCGATCTTTCACCTGCGCATTATTCAAAAACAGGCTCCAGGGATCAATGACAGTTTGATAATTTCCTGCTGTCACAGTCCAATTCGCGTCCAAAATCTTTACTGGACGTCTTAAAAATTCCGCTAGATTTGCGTCCCCATAGAATCCGGAGTCACGAGTTGCATCCATAACTGAATCCACCTTAGTAGTCCAGGCGGCGTCAGCATGATGAAAGGCGACAATAGATTCTTTATGATTATCTGCGGATGATAAATATGTATTTACATTTTGTTCAGTAATACGTTTATGTACAAAGCCAGAGAGTGCATCAGCTCATCTGACTCGTCGTGTTGTTGGTGGGTTCTCAACTTCCTCCACTAAATAGTGGTACTCTACGAGGAGAGATCAATACTATGTGCAAAGCGTTCCAATATAATATGTACAAGACGAAAAACAATACAACTGGCCGTAACCATATACACACATGGGTTTTTAACTTATGTACAAGCACCTCCAGAACCCTACCGGAGAGTGGGACCTTTTGCGTCACCGCGACGGTAAAGGGTTGGATCAGATTGCAAGGACCGATAAATCTTCTCCACAAAAGCCTTCCTCCTTTCTTCCCTAATAGTACCGGGAAGTTCATGAACACTATTTCCAAGGAGTAGGTCACTTTGAAGACGCATGTACATCAAACTTGCGTCTATAATTGCACGACGACGTTGAATGTCTCTATCGATCTGATTGACATCTTCAGTTAAACGTGCCGTGTTTTGTTCCAATTGTCCCATACGCATTTCCCAAAACCCTCTGTAAACGTATCCAAGAGTTATAATGTTATAATGCGTTTGAATCCATTGCCACCATACATTGAATCCTTCGAGTTTGACAATGAAAAGCAGAACAAGAATTTTCCAGAAACTGACTGCCTCCAAATTGAAATGTACCCGATTCCTTCCGACATAAGTCATGACAACAATCACCAGTGGGATCAAATAGATCTTATTCCACATTACTTGTTGTAAAATTGACTCATAGGAAGGGGAACAATTGTTGTAAACACACTCACCCGGACCAGGGTAAGTGCAATTTCCAAAATCGCACAAATCGTGTTCAACACCTGAATGAGGTTCGCAAACCACATCTTCTTCGATAATGGTTTCGGTTCCGGGCTCGAGAGGTTGATATTTCTCTTGCCAATTCTTGATACGGTCCTCAAATGTTTCATTTAACAAGGTGCACATGTGTGAAATGCCAGATTCTTCAGCAACGATTTTCATCTGTTCCCGTCGCTTTTCGTAAACGTCCTTACCATGGAAAAACCATTCGCGTAATGCTCCATCAATATTCTGAGCAGATTGCTCCTTCAATGAACAATGTTTGGAACGCAAAACGGCCTTGAGAGACTTAAAAATACTATTCTCATCAAGAGTTCCAAGATAATAACCAACTTCATGAAATCGGTTAGAACGTTTTAGAAAATCACACGCCTCATCTGTCAAGAAGGGAATTGGTTCTGCTTCCTTATCAGGCATAGTAATTTTCATATCAATACTGGCGAGTCTCTCTGCAAGAGACAAGTGATGAAATTCAGGATACTTTTCAGAAGCAGATGATTTAAAATCATCTCCATAAGTAGCCAACGCAACTGCATCACAGAAACGGCCAGAAAAGTCTGGATAAACTTTCTTAAAACCGATTCTATTCAGCAAGGAATTCACAATAGAATTAATATACACGGTCAAATTTTGACCTGACGGATTGGATCCTTGAAGCATCACAATATCACCATTGAAGCACATCATTGGATATACTACTTCGGTGGCAATGCAACGCATCATGTCCAAATCTTCTTGTGAATACCCACACTTCTCTGCAAAATCGATCATGATTTTAAATGCAGCAGAAGTGAGTTTCGCTGACATACGAAGATCGTATTTAGAATAATCACCGGCAACTATACGATCAGCGCCATACTTCTTAACATGATCTTGTAAAGTATCCCATTCAGGTCCCATAGCGTTTATTCCAACTGCACATTCTGACACAAGTGGAAATAATGACATCACACGAGCAATCGGTAAGAAATACTCCCTTATTACAATTTGGAGTACCAGAGGTGCAGCCTGAAAGACTCGCACTTTCTCCTTTTCTATGGGAGTGGCTTCATCCTTCAGACATGCTTTGAACATAGGATAATATCTCTGACCAGTTCGCAAACATGCTTTGAAACGGCGCACTTCTTCCCAAATACCTGGGAAGAAAGTTCTGGGACAGTTGTGGACTTCGTTTGGTTCTAGTTGGATGTAATATTGATCCTTGGCACCTGTCAAAGGATACCCAGGAGATGTTTTAGGTTCCAAAGCGTTGATAAACTTTACTCCATCTCGCCCAGAAACAATTTCAATCTCGTCCAACTTTCGAACTTCGTCCATGATGCCATCCACATCAAGTACCGTGAATAGCTGATTCTCATAGTCCTGCACGGCCCAATCCAAAATTTCTGTCTCGCAGCCAATAGCAGGATTACAAGAATACACCAAACTCTCATACCAAGATTTCCAGCGGTGGAAGTGTGGTCCAGAATATTCCTTTTCATGACCACAAACTTCAGTAACTTTGTCCGCAATAGGAGTAGCAACGACATTGCTATAAGAGGCCGTTACTCTTCCTTTACACGAACCAAAGTATCTGATGTTACACGCATCTGGCAACCAGTTAATGGGTGATTTCTCATGGATTTCAGGAGACTCATACCACTCCACTCCAAAATGTTCAGTATACACTACTCCCTCACTTGCGTGTTCAAG